CTTATTGCGCAAAAATCAACAAACTTTGTTCTGGTGGGGAATCACCGACTCATGGCTGTCCGCCAACTTGGCTGGAAGCAGGTCCCCGTCATTTTCTTGGATGTCGACGACCGCCGAGCGCGCAACATCATGCTTGCGGACAACAGGGTTTCCGATAAGGCTGACTACAACGAAGACTCCCTTGCTGCGCTTCTATCAGCGGCAGCAGCGGATGGGGACCTCCTGGCAACGGGCTACGACCAAGAGGAAGTGGACGCGCTTATTGCCTCATCAATGGATACTGGCCCGCTAGACTCAGAGAAGATAGATAAGAAGTGCCCGCACTGCGGAAAGTCACTCAGTGGATCGGCTCGGAGTCGTCCTCGATAATCGGGGCTAGGGCAGAGGCATCGGGCGGGGTAAAGCCAGCAGGAACGTCTACCCAGCGAATGCGCATCTCTCCGCTCTCGTCATCGTCAGTCATTGTGCTGATGATAAACCGAGCAGCAGCCTCAAGGGCTCGCTCAGGGGAGGTTGCAGTGTCCTGGATGACGCCACCATAAAGCACGTGCCACTTGGCGTGTGCGGAACTGCCCGTGTATCGGATAACAATCTCCGTAGGGTGCTTCATGTCCTCAGAGTAAATCACTATCATCCTCATCTTCAATGTCGTCGCCTTCTACAAGCGGCAACGGCGAGACGGGCCTGAGCGGGCAGGTTGCGTCCCAGCACTTTGGGTTCTTGTCGTTGTTCGCGCACGAGCGGCACATTGCGTCCACGGAATTTCGGTACAGGGCAATCACCCTGGTTGAGGTGGCGTCTTTTACGGGCGCCTCTAAGACCCTTTTGAGCGTCAGGATGTCATTGTCCATGACAATAACCCGCTCGTAGTAAACATCGCGCAGCCGATTAAAGGTCATCTCAACGCCGAGGCTTGCAGCAACCTTCGCAAAAGTATTAAAGGTCATCCCGTATTTTACTAAGACCTTTGCCAGGACCTCGTTGAATTCCCTGTACGGTGCCGGGTTCTTCGCCTTGTGGGCGCTGACAACGTCCCGGATCACCTACTTGGTCTTCTTTTCGCCGCTTCCCTTTGAGGCTTCAGTGGCATCGTTTGTCGACTCGGCCTGAAGGCGGGCGACAATCTGCGTCAACTTATCAATCTCTAGGCGGAGCGCATCAATCTCCATGGTCTGTGCGCCAATCTTCTTAAAAAGGTCTTCAACAGTCATCGTGCATACCTCGTTGCTGAGGTGAAGTAAAAGCCGACTCCACCAACATCTGCGGCATAGACCAGCGCGTCGACCATGTCGTCGTGCTCGCTATTGGGGAATCCTAGCATCTCAGACTCCAGCGCGCTAATGCCTGGACCCCCTCGAAGATGAAACACTTTTCCGGCCTCATACCTGGCGGCAAGGGCGCGGGAGCGGACGACCTTATCGCGGTCTGGGCGGATAGGTCTCGCTGGGAGGCGGGTCTCAGATAGCATTTCGCGCACAAACGTGCTCTGGTGCTGGACTGCTTCAATGTTGACCGCCTCAAAGTTGCGCGGGCTATCCATGTCTACATCCTGCTGCCCGCGAAGACCGACGTACCGCGCTGGCCAAAGCATCCGTGGACCGTTAGAGCCGTCCACAATTGATCCAGTCTTATCTAGCCCCGTAAGCCACTGCTGGTGTCCCTGCACAAGGCGCTCACGGTAGGCGCCAACCACGTACAAGTTCTTTTCTGCGTCCTCGACCACCTCTACTGCTGACGTGTAGTCGGAGCGCTCACTAGACGAAGATGCAAGGTCGACCCCAATGCGCCGCGCGCCGGCGGGCACGCGGTCTACATACTGAAGGAATTCGTGCCGGAAGATGTTCCCACCCATCTGGGTCACGTCGTTCTGGTACTGGAGCGAGAAGATCGGTCCGCCCAGTTCTTCCTTCTTTTGAAGCAGCGCCTCTTCGGTGTACATCTCCGGCCAAAGTGGGCCGGCATCTTCCAGGGATCGGCGCTGGTAGGTGGGGACGCCCTTTCTTGTGAGTTCTGCGTAGAAGTCATCTTCGTGCCAGCGTGTGCCGATGTACCAGCGCTTGGAGCCAGGGACAAGCATTGGGTCAACCACTTGCCAGTATGTTTCGCTGGACTTCTGACGCTGCAGTGGCGTGGCGTTTTCCTTGATACCAACCATGTCGTCTGCGAGGAGGACGTCAAGACGGGCACCGGGCTTAATGGAGCCCACGCCGTCTGCAAAGCAGGTTGCGTCTTTACCAAGGTTAGTACCCTTGATGGTCCACACTTCGTCTGTCCACTTTGTGCCGATGACTCCATCTCGTGCCCACTCAAAGATCTCAGCAAACTTCGGATGCTCTACCAACGTCCTGACTGCCCTAGATCGTGCAAGCGCATCGGAAAGCACGGCGGTTAAGATGCCTACACGAATCTGCCCCTTATGGACACCAATAAGCCGAGCGGCGCGGTGCAAAAGTTGCGTTGTCTTAGCATGGCCTCGCGGCATGAGCACAAGCGCGCGAGGGTTATCGTTGAGGAACTGCTCCATCTCACGAAGGTGCTTGGGGAAGACAAGGTTGCCGATGTACTCAGCAAACGCTGCGTCAGACGTCTGTGCTTTCCGCCTCAACCACTCGCGGTACTCCTGGTTGTTCATCCGGCACCTCCTCTCCAGTCTTCTGGGACTCAATGTCTTCCGCCCACGCCCGGAGCCGTGCGGCTACTTGCGCTGGTGGAAGGTGATCAATTTCGTGCTCCGTCTGCACAACTTGGATGGCACCGCCGCCCGGGCCGCTAATCTCCGCCTTCTCCGGGGCGTACGCGCCCGTCAACTTGGCAATACGGTCGACAACTTCTAGTTGCAGTTTAAGTGCCGCCACGGCTGCGCTGGTGCCGCGAGCCTTTGCCGCCTCGATAGCCGCCTGTTGGGAGATGGAGTTTGCCTTGGCAATCAACTCCAGGCGGGTGCCGCTGACGTCAACGCCCTGATCTTTCCACTCTTGCCGAATGACGGTGAGGTGCCTGCGGACAGTGTCTTCAGCCAGTTCCACCTGCTTGGCAATGGCGCTGGGGTGCAAGCCAGCAAGCAGGAGAGAGCGGATTCTGTCTCTGACTGCCTGTACCTGTCCTTGCGGAAGTCTGCCGGGTCGTCCCATGGGTTCTCCTAAATGACGTTGTCGTGGGGTTATTATACATCACGCAGTCACGCTCGATGTTGTGTGATCTTTTTTTATGTGTAAAATGCCATACATGGCAATTATTGAGTACGACATCTCCACCGAGCAGGGCAGTAGTCTTTCTCGCGTCGTGACCTATAGCGATGCGAACAGCAGCCCTATAAACCTGACGGGCTACACGGCCCGGATGCAGGTTCGCCCCCGTGCGTCGTCTGGATATGCCTACCTCACGTTGACCAGCCCATCCGGCGGGCTAACGCTTGGTGGGACAACCGGAACCATCACCATCCTGGTTGACGGCTCGGTTACGTCAGCAATTCCTGCCGGGGATTACGTGTACGACCTCGAAGTTGTGAACGGTGCCTATGTAGACAAGGTCATGGGTGGAGATTTCACCCTCTCAGCGGAGGTAACGCGATGAGCCCACTCTCGATTGTTGATGAAGGCGGCACGATTTCTATTGTTCGCTCAACCAATACCGCACAAGTACGACCATTTAACACCGCCACCGCGCCAGCGGCGACAGTTGTTAACGTTGGAACATCATTCCAAAACTACGTATTTACTCAGAGCAGCCCATCGGCAACATGGAATATCACGCACAACCTTGGGCGACGACCAAGTGTTACGGTCGTTGACTCTGCAGGTACAGTTGTTATTGGCGAAGTGACATACACAAGCGATAATGCCCTAACAATCCGGTTTTCTGCCGGGTTTAGTGGCCAAGCATATTTGAATTAGGAGACCACCATGGCAGTCAAATTCCTTGCTAATAGTGAATTTTACGGAAGCGTAGATCTTAAGAAAAATGAGTTGCTCAATGCGGTTATTCAGAACCTTGCTACTGCACCAACTGAAAACCTTGTAGATGGACTTATTTACTACGATACCGCACTTGATGTTATTCGCGTGCGTGCTAACGGCGCATGGGCAAGCCTCTCTACTGGTGCAGGAACTGTCACCGCAGTTACCGGAACTGGTGCAATTTCTTCGACCGGCGGCACCACTCCTGAAATCAGCATTGCTGACGGCACGACATCCGTTAAGGGTGCTGTCCAACTTGAGAACTCGTACTCAAGCACCTCGACGACAACCGCTGCAGTCCCTGCCGCAGTTAAGGCTGCGTACGACCTAGCCGCTGGTAAGGCAAGCACTGCCAACAAGTTGAGCGACTTTGCTGCAACTACTTCTCTTGAACTGAAGAACACGATCTCCGATGAGACCGGCTCTGGCGCACTGGTATTTGCTACCAGCCCAACGTTGGTTACACCAGCGCTTGGCACTCCAGCAAGCGGTGTGCTCACAAACGTCACGGGCCTGCCTATCAGCACAGGTGTTGATGGACTTGGAACTGGCGTTGCAACCTTCCTTGCTACCCCATCTTCTGCAAACTTGGCAGCAGCGGTAACCGGAGAGACGGGAACTGGCGCACTGGTATTTGCTAATACCCCAACGCTTGTTACGCCAACAATTGGCGTTGCCACTGCAACATCCGTCAACAAGGTAGCCATTACGGCTCCTGCAACAAGCGCAACCCTTGCGCTTGCTGATGGCAGCACGCTTGCAACCTCTGGCGCATACGGCGTTACGCTGACTGCAACCGGCACAACTGCGCTTACGCTCCCAACTTCAGGAACTCTTGCCACGCAGGCATATGTTGACGGCGTTGCCACCGGCCTTGACGTAAAGGCTTCGGTCCGAGCAGCAACCACCGCCAACATTACCCTGAGCGGAACGCAAACAATTGACGGCGTTGCCGTCATTGCTGGTAACCGAGTCCTTGTAAAGAATCAGTCCACCGCTTCGCAGAACGGCATTTACGTTGCCGCTGCTGGTGCATGGAGCCGTGCAACAGATGCAGACACCGATGCAGAAGTAACTTCTGGTTTGTTCACTTTTGTTGAAGAGGGTACCGTAAACGCAGACAGCGGCTACATTCTTCAGACAGAGAATCCAATTACGGTTGGAACAACTGCCCTTGCCTTTGTGCAGTTCTCTGGCGCTGGTCAGATCACTGCGGGAGAAGCCCTTACAAAGACCGGCAACACCCTTGATGTTGCTGTTGATGGCTCAACAATTGAAGTTAGCGCCGATGCGTTGCGCGTCAAGGATGCCGGTATCACTGCCGCCAAACTTGCCCTTAACGCTGTTGACCTTGCTGGAACAAAGATCACTGGAACGTTGGGCCTTACCAACGGTGGTACTGGTGGAACCAGCGCATCAACTGCGCGCACCTCGCTTGGCCTTGCGATTGGCACGGACGTTCAGGCGTATAACGCAACCCTGGCCGCAGTGGCTGGCGGAACATACAGCGGTGATGACAGCATCACGACCGTTGGCACGATCTCTGCTGGTACGTGGCAGGGTACGGCAATTGCCTCGACCTACGGCGGAGCGCTTCGTTACAACACGAGCGCAACCTGGACCACAGGCGAGTCAAAGACCATCACCCACAGCCTTGGAACCAAGGCCGTGCAGGTTGCCATTTACGACTCGTCAGACGCTCAGGTGTTTGCCGATGTTGTTACCGCAACAACCAACACGTTGACGGTCACCATCAGCCTCGCAGGAACCTACCGAGTCGTTGTAAACGGATAATCAATAAAGAGCATACCCCCCAAGGCGCTTGATTTAAGCGCTGAGGGGGGTATAATCTTTATATGCCTAAATTCGTCAACACCCTTAGTGTTAATTCCGAACTAACCTCGGACCCCACAGCGGACGAGGGTACCCTTTATTACAACAGTTTTACTGACGAGTTAAAGGTTAAGGGCGCATCCTCTTGGAGCGCTTTAGGAGGGGCAACAACTACTGAAATGCCAACTGGGTCAGTGATTACTTGGGTTGGCTCCCCATCTGCCCCGCCGACTGGTTGGCTTTTGTGCGACGGCGCAGCCGTTTCCCGCTCTACCTACTCAAGCCTATTTGCTATTACAAGCACATATTTCGGCGTTGGCGATGGAACTACAACGTTTAACCTTCCAGACTTTAGGGGGCTTAGCCTTGTTGGCGCGGTATCCGCAAATCTCGGAGTCGCGGTTGGCAATACTGCTGGGGGAAAAGTCTGGACATACGGAACTGCTGATCCATTTACCGCTCTTTCCCACTCAACAGAAACATGGGCGCACACGCACACGTTTACCGACGACTCACAGGGTAATCACACCCACTCAACAGACCACACGACTACCGCCACTTACTCAAGCCAGACCGCAGCAAGTGGGCACAGCCATACGTATTCCGCCTCCACCTCCACCACCGGGCATTCCCATACGGTTGGCAGTCTTGCAGCCTCTGCTGGAACCGTTTCAATCAGCACAACCTCCGCAACCGATTTTGCTGCGGCAGTTAGCCACACGCACACTGGTGGAACCATCACTGGCGGGAACTCCCACGGTCACACCGTTACTGAGTCTGTAGCATCTAGTGGAGGCCACAGCCACACATACACCGGAACCGTACCTTCATACGCCGGAACTTCTGGAAGCACTGGAGCGCACACTCATCATGGCTCAATGGCCGCCGACGGCACGGCCTCGCATTTGCATAGTGACCACTCTGCAAACAGGGCTAGAGTTTGGTATCTGGTGAAGTCATGACAAAAATTCTTTCAAGCATTAAGTTGCCAGTTGCCACTCAGGCAAATGTCGAGACTGCATATTCTGGCGCTGGGTTAATTTATTACGACAGCGTCAATGCTGTTATTCGTGTTCACGATGGAACTTCGTGGTCTTCACTTATTGGATCTTCAGTTGATATGCCCATTGGCTCTGTTCAGCCGTGGCTTGGTTCATCTGCTCCATCCGGATGGTTGGTCTGCACTGGTCAAGCGGTATCAAGGTCAACATACGCAGGCTTGTTTGCAATTATTTCTACTAGGTTTGGAGTTGGTGACGGATCAACAACGTTTAACGTTCCAGACCTGCAGGGGTTTCAAGTGATTGGTGCAAGTTCTGGCCTTGGAAGCGTTGACAACACTTCCACTTTCCGACGAGGGACAAACTCTTCTGAAACAGTTGCTGTTCATAGCCCATCTGCAGCCGATCATTCCCACACGCTGTCCTATACTGAATTTACGGAAACCCAGCACAGCGAGACGCATTCCCACTCGGCAACAGCGTCAGACGGAACTCTTACTTTTGCGGCGCACACGTACTCCGATACGTCTAACCCCGGGCAAAGCCACACCCATACTTCATCTGTCGCTTCTGGCTCAAGCACCATTGCAACCGCAACCGGAGCGACGAGAGCATCTGTTGCCCATACCCATACTGCGCCAAGCGTCTCCACCGATACGCACTCACATTCTGTCACTACCTCGTCGTGGTCGGCACACTCAGCGCACAGCCACAACCCAGTATTTAGCCTTGCGTCTTCTGGCGACACAACCTCGGCATCACCGTTAACGCATAATCACACCCCAAGCCCATCTACCGACGGCGGCCACGCACATACTGCGCACTCCTACGAAACGCATATGGCTCACTACATTATTAAGGCGGCGTAAGATGGCTGTAAAATTTGTTTCTCCGCTTGGGCTACCAGTCGCAGCAAATGACCAGGCGGCGCCAAGCGTTGCTCAAATCTACTTCAACTCAACTACGAAGAAGGTTAAAGTGTACAAGAGCACGGGCTGGGCAGAACTTGGCGGCTCAGGATCTGGTTCATCTGGTAAGCCTGGCATGGTTACATCTTGGGCCGGATCACATACAAATGTCCCAACTGGATGGATTCTCTGCGATGGCTCCGCGATCTCTAGGTCAACATATGCTGACCTCTTTGCGGTAATTGGAACAAACTTTGGCGCTGGAAATGGATCAACAACGTTTAATGTGCCGAACTATCATGACTATTGGCTTGTTGGCGCACCATCTTCCCTATCTACTGCCCCGAATCCTTCTGGACTCCCGGCGAGTTGGGTGTCAACAAGCGGAACCACGTTTTATAACTCATTTACCCACTCAACTAATGGCGCACATTCCTCGCACTCAACGAGCATGAATCCTGCTGGTGGGCACTCGCACACTGCTGGCCATACCCACACAGTTACTTCTGCAACTTCTGGATCGGCAACTGAGGGGACGCATGCTGTTAGTGGGGTATTTAACTTTTCAGGGGCAGCACATACCCACTCAATTACCAGCGGAGCAAATAGCGCAGACGGAACGAATAGGATTACTGGAGCAACTTCTGCTGCGCAATCAGGTCATACGCATGTAGTTTCGCTTGCCTCCGGTGGCGCATCGAGCAACCATGTCACCACCACGACTTCATATTCGGGCACTGTTTCCCATGCTTCGCACACCCACGCAAGCGGCACGGGAACTTCTGATTCCGGTCTTTCCAGCACAGGCTCCAACGCCGACCACAGCCACACCATCAGCGCAATTGGGAGTGGCGGTGGGCATGCTCACGCTTCGCATGACCCAAAAGAGCAAATGTTGTATTATATTATTAAGGCATAAGGAGATTTTATGGAACAGACACTTATCACTATTGCTATCAATTACGAGCCAGAGGATGAGTCGGCGGTTGCCGACGCTATTGCCACGATTCATGGCGGATCTGCGGGCACAATTAAGGAAGCCGTTGACTCTATGGCGGCAGCCCTGGAGTCAATCCCTGGTGCGCACGTGCCTCATTGGTCAAGCCCTAAGACTGAGAACTGGATCAACCAGCAAGAGGTCATTTCCAGCCTGTACCAGCAAATTGACAATCACGTTTGCCAGTGCTGCCACCAGATCACGGTTGCCCCTGCAGGTGTTACCACATTTGAGCCGGGCGCTTGCCCTCCACTTCACAACTGCGCCCTGTGTGCGGATCAAATTATCTGATAGGAAGGGATAAAAAATGGCTGGTGTAAAGAACAACAAGTCCAAGCGCGAAGCGGCAAAGCCAGTACTAACTGACAGAATTTGCTTTGATTGCAAGGGGGCTGTTATGTCCAATGAAGTTGCACTTATAAAAAGCATTTCTTACGTTGGCGCGAAGCGTTCTAGCGTTTGGAAAGAATTTCACCGAAAACATCTACCTAAAATCTAGTAGATTTCCTGCGTAAAATACGGAGATTACCTACTCATTGAGTAAGTAATCTCCGTATTGTTTAATGCTCACGGGAAGGAGACCCATGAGCACTAAAATCATTGTAACTCTTATGACTATCTGGCTAATACTGTCTACGCTTGTCTTCGGACTCGTGACGTCCCCTGCGTTTGGCGCACAAAACAACTACGTTGACCGCACCCAGGATTTCTGGATTACCGTTCCTGAGCAGGGCGAACTTCACCTGTGGACCGACTTGTGCGACGACACCACTGCACCCTGGTGCCCCGGCACTGTAGATTCTATGCTGTGGCTGTACGACAGCGCCGGCACGTTGATTGCAGCCAACGACGATTCATTTACCGACCACACCGGCGGATACTCCCTTGCCTCAACAATCCGTGTTTCTGTGCCTGCGGGCGAATACCGAGTGCGCGCGGGCGTGTGCTGCGGAGACCCAACGGCAGACCGATTCAACGGCAATCACTACTACATGATTAGCAACTTTGATGCGGAACTTGCGCCAGGCACTCCATCCGCAACATGGACGCCAACCCCGCAGCCAACCCCCACCCCCACACCAACGCCAACTCCGGAGCCGACGCCAACCCCGACTCCGGAGCCAACCCCTACCCCGGTACCTGACCCGTATTTGAACGCGCCGACCGGCCTTATGGTGACCGTCTACACCGATGGGAATGTTTACCTAACGTGGAATGCCCCAGAAGCAAGTGGCACCGACATTGAGCGATACGGAGTGTTCTGGACCACTGGAGACCTTGCTGGCTGGGCTGTTGCTTCCAGTGAAACCAATATGGGCATTAGCAGCAACGTTTTTGCCATTACCGGCGGCACTGATCAAACCTACACATTTTGGGTTAGGGCCGACAACGATACGCTAGGAATTCTTTCCCCTATCTCAACAACGGTTTCCGTGTTTGTTCCGGCCCCGCCGCCGCCAACTCCGAGCCCGACCCCAGAACCCACCCCTACGCCAACCCCTGAGCCAACTCCAGAGCCCACCCCGAGCCCTACACCAACCCCCGAGCCAACCCCTACGCCGACACCAGAACCACCAACACCAAGCCCTAGCGTGGCTCCTACACCCACGCCACAGCCTTCCGTAAGCCCGTCGCCGGAGCCAACTCCGACGCCAAGCCCTGAGGTGACCGATGAGCCAACGCCCACCCCTGAAGAGTCAGTTTCCCCTTCTCCTGATCCCAGCCCTGTACCTACTGACACACCTGGACCAATTGATCCTGGTGCTGCTGTCGATGCAGTGACCGAGGCTGTAGGCGAAGCCGTTACGGCTGCTGCTGAAGCCGTCGGCGAAGCCGTCACCGCAGTAACTGAAGCGGTTGGCGCTGCGAT